TGAACGGCTGGATGGAGACGGGCTTGAAACCTTCACTGATAGGATCGGGCTCCCATGGCACCACACGAAGCCCGTGCCCGATGTCCCTGAGCATGGTGTTCGCATTGTAAGACCCCTGCGGCAGCACCAACACACCGTACCGATCAATGCTACGCACGTTCTCGAACAACGTCTTGACCAGCTTCTCCGCCTCCCTGATCAACGGGAACATCAGATCAAACATTCCCGCCCCGTGCCACGTCCCATTGTCCATGAACCGTGCGAAACCAATCGGGCAATACACCTCGAACCCTTGCAGGTCCACATCTTCAATCGTGTACCCACCACAGGTCATTGCGTACCGCGTACAGATTTCGTTCGGCCCCTGAATCCACAACTCCCTGACCTTCGCCACCTCAATAACACCCTGCTCCTTACTCTTCGGCCCACCTCCACCCAGTGCTCTGTTCCCCGTGTTCGAGACCGTCAGCGAACCTCCGTAGGGCAACCGTTCATCGTCCTCCGAGAACACGTCCCCTATGTACACTTCCCAGTACTCCAACCTGTCCTTGTTGGACGTAATCTTCTGGCCGAACTTCTCCTCCAAGAACTTCATCGGCACCATCCGCTGCCTCACCATCCCCATCACCTTGGTCATGTCCTGAGCCACGGACGGGAACGGGAACAACTCCTTGGGGTGCACCACCTCCAAGTCAGCCGTCAGCCCGATGGTCGGATGCGTAATAATGTTGCTGGTGATCCCGCACGACCCCAACAACGTGAAGATGTGAGTGAAGTCCCTCACAATCGTCTGCAACTGCTGCTCACTCACCATTGCATCCCCCACTACCTGGGCGATTGCACGGTTGCGGATGGCGGGCAGACTGTTGCCCCGCCTCTGCACCAGTGGCAGGTAGTCCATGGCCATCAGTCGGCCCTGCACTCGGTCTACCGCCGACAGCAACTCAGTCGATTGGAACTCGAACGACCCACCTTCACCAGTCCATGAGAACCGGACGGCCCCACTGTCGGGGTCGTATACGTCGAAGTGTCGGGCACCCAGCAGGTAGTAGTAGGCCACGAGCCACGTTGCACGGCGGAAGGACAGACGGTCCTCCTCCCGGTCAATGTGCTGGGCTACTATCTCCGCCAGCGCTGCTCCGTCCTTCGGCAGTGTCAGTGAGTATTCCATCGTCGTCGTCGCTCTCTAATTCAGCCTTCAGTGCGAGCGCTTTCAGTGCGGCCACACCTCTGGGCACCATCTTCGGGACGCGGAAGTCAGCGAACACGGAAGGGGAGATTTTCCTGTCTGTCGTCTCGTCCCCGCCAGTGTCCGTGGTCGATTCAGGAGCATGGGGACCTCGTTCTTGTGGAAGCGTGAGCCCATCACCATAATACGACTGGAGCAGTTTGCCAAACAAGCCATCATTGATGGCCACCATCGGCTCCGGCCCTAACCCAGTCAGTTGGGTACGCCACTCCCCTGGTTCAGCACCGCTGAAGTACTTGCGGGCCATCGCCTCGAACAACGCAGCGGGCAGGAGAGCCCCCTTACCCTCATACTTTGGAAGTTCGAGTTGTTCCACTCTGTGCTCCTTGTATCTCTCGTGTATCCAGAATCTCTTGAATCTCGTTGTACTTCAACCCTCGCAGGTCCAGTCCTTCACCGACGTGCTGTCCGTTGTTGTCAACGTAGTCGCCGTCGAGCAGTCGCTGTTGCGGTGTCTTCTCGTCCGGGTCACCGGCCTTGGTCCGGTTCAGTCTTCCCTTCAGAATGAACTGGCTCATCGCAATGATGTCAATAGCGTCATCATGGTCGAGCCCGCCGTCTTCCACGTCCGGGTTGAACCCCTCGATCTGGTCGAACAGCATGTTCCACGGCTTGGTCTGCCTCCGCCATATGGGTAGCTTCAGCTTGCCGTGCTCGAACCGGAACTGAAGACCGCTGATCTTGGCGACCTTCTCCGTCATGCCTACCTTCAGGGCCTTGATCGCAGGCAGGTGTTCGACACCGGCCATGTCCTTTGCCCTCGTATTGACGATGGCATTCAGCGCGTTGTAAAGACTGACCTGGGACTTCACGACCTCAGGGTGAACGGTCGGACATTTCCACAGGTCAGCCATGGTGAAGATGGCTTTTACCAGACCCATCTCTTTGCACTGGTCCAACCACAGGTCCAGCACGAACAGGTCGTTGTTGGGCGTCACGCACATCATCGCAACGCCCTTGTAGTCGGAGTCCTTGCTGCTCGTGTAGCTGGTGTCGGCGGGCATGAACGACCGTGTGTACTCGGTCAGGAACTCCTTCAGCGGCATGACCCTCTTCGTGGTCGATTCGCCCACCGTCTCATACCAGCAGATGTTGGTCGCAGAGGTAGTGGGGGAGGTTGTACAGAGGTGGTCAATGTCTTGGAACCAGTACGAGTGCTTGCCCCGTTCCTCCGTGTCGAGCACGAAGTACGTCTCATCGGAGTCGCCGGGCCGTCCCAGGAACTCACTGTTGAAGATGGCAGCACCCACGTCCAGCTTGATCTCTTCGAGGCTGTCGTGCTCTGCCATGGCCGGGTTGGTCTCGGCCATCTCCATCTTCTCTTTGATGGTGGCGGGCCACATTTCCTTCCAGCACGACACGAGGTTGCCATCTTTGTCTTCGAGTGCAGCCGGGACCTCCAGCCGTGACCAGCGGTCGAACCGTGGGTCCTTCGCACGGGGTCCTTCCGGCGTGTCAATCGTCTGCATCGCATGCCACAGCATGTGACGCTTGCTGACGTATGTGCCGATCCAGTCCACCCCCGTGTCGGGTCGGGTGACCATCGGGATCACCAGCTTGAACAGCAACTCCTTGATGTAATCGCGGAGCATGGTCATGGAGGTGTTCGCCTTGGGATCGTACTCAGGATCATCCAACCGGTAGCGTCGTGGGCGTGCACCACGCTGCCTTGACTGGCTGCTCAACAGGCGCACCCATGACCCGTTCGTCAGGATCATGTGTTCGGTGGCGAACGATCCCTCACCACGCTTAGGGATCATCCTGCCATCCGGAAACTCCTTCGCCCAGTCATCATGGATACGCTCGTTGAACAGCCACTGCCTCTTCAGACACTCCCCCGTATCCCTCGCATTCGGATGCGTCGAGGTCGCGTACACAAACGAGTACGCCGGTCGCGTCGTGTTCCTCAGCAGGATGTCCTTCTGGTTGAACTTGCTCTTTGCACCACCACGGGGAGCCATCGTCGCGTTCTTCCTGAACATGATCCACTGGCGTGCGATCATCCAGTGGTAGTCCGGGCTCTCGCAGGGCTCGTCGTCGTAGAAGAGGGGGTTGAAGTCCGCGTCCTCGTCCGGCCACAGGTACCACTTGTCCCAGAACCACAGGCTGGCGACGTACGCATCAGCCTTGCGCTCCTTGTTGTCGAACTTCAGCAGCCACTGACGGCACGCATTGCAGCGTGCCAACCGCATGCCCTCCGGCGACAGGTCGTAGTAGTCAGCGGGCAACGGATAGTTGCTGTTGCCCTCGTCCGGTGTGTCGATTCTCTTGATGTTCACTCGTCATCACTCAGACCCAGCAGTGCGGGCAGCATGCCTGCCATTGCGACTGCAATCAAGGGACCGCTACCTCCTCGGACCCTCTGCAACTTCCGGAACGCCTTGGCAATGTCCCGCAGGCCATGGATGCGACGGGATTCCTCTTGGGCCATCAGTCCCAACTGACCTGTGAACGTCCGCCTGATGCTCTTGACCCTGTTGAACATGGAGGGATGCTGGTGTAGAAAGCCGAGGTCCTTTTCCAGTGACCTCTTGACATTGGTAACAGGCCCAACGATGTTGGCATGCAACTCCTTCCGAAGAAGGAAGCGGTCAGCCGATGCCTGCGCCAAACTCTGCCCCGCACCTCGTGGTGTTCGCGAGCCGGGATGATTCGTAAGGTTGCGGGCCGAGTCGAAGAAGAGATTCTCAGATATACGGAGCAAACGATCCTGGTGCATTTGTAACTGGCCCGCTCCACTACCGGACATGTTGCGGGGACCGATCAGTTGCAACAGATTGCGCACCTTCTTCGATTCCTGCCCGATCAGTTCGCTGATCAGCTTCATGACCAACTGGGACTCAGGAAGATTTGACGGGTTACGTGGCATTTAGAACAGGCCCTCCCCCACTACCTCGTCGCCGGATGTGTCCTCACGTGACGCCGCCGCCAGCATGGGCAGCAACATGAGAACGGCCAGCGGTCCCGTGAACCTGCCCGTCTTGAGCACACGCGACATCCGCCTGAGTATGTCACCCCGCCGCGTCAACTCCTGATCCACACGGCCCAGTTGTCCGATGATTTTCCGACGATTCGTGTCGTGCCCAACGTTCTCCATGATGATCTCGATGGGGTCCATGCCCTTGAAGTCACGATGCGTGGGGGCTCTATTCAGTTTGTTGTTCATCGAGGCGATGAAGTTCTCGTTGGCATTACGAACACCTCGCAAGGGACGAGTGACTTCCATCAATGCGTCCTTCATGAGG